ATGCTGCCCGCCGCGCGGATGTCCTTTCCGCATTGCTCGCATTTTGGCGCAGGGCCGGAAATCTCGCGCGGGATCCTCGGCCTGATTCGCAGCGCGTCATGGACCCCGCCGAAAGCCTTGACCTGCTCCGTCCCAATAATCACGGACTTTCCCTTTAGCTTTTCGGTGTCCTTTGTTTTGTACAGCTTACAAATAGCTTTTTTGTTTGTCACGTTCAAAATCATCGGCTTATAGGCCTTGTCCGTCCAATAACAGGCAGTGCAGTTTTCCTTTTGCCCATTTGTAAAAACTTCTTCGTCAACTATTCTTTCAATGGTCAAAGTAATCTCCCGGTTCGGCAAATCATCCAAATCCCAGCTTCCCATATAATTAGGGTTTTTCCCCATCCGCATGATGTCCATTGAGACACCCTCCTTCTATCCGGCGATTCTTGCAAAATCTTCAATACATTCGCAGCATATGTCTGAGCCGTCAATATCGGTATAGTACTTTTCCCCTGGGCATATCGGGGCCTGACAGAGGGAGCACCTTAAAAGCGCTTCCGGCTCTTTATATGAAGGCTCCTGCCGGTCATATTGTGCCTGTGCCCAATCCAGGCCGTTCACATTTTCCATTTGACAACCTCCGTCCACGTTGATATACTATAGGTAAGTTCTTTCTGTTTGCCGCGTCAGGAATTGCCGTTCCTGCGCGGCTTTTTTATTACCTGCCATGCCTGTTTTTCAGCCTCCTATGGGTATCGTTGCTGTATTCGATCATCATACTGTCGTATTGCTTGCGCAGGAACCGCCGGACTGTGACGCAGGATTCCTGAAAAATACAGTTATGCTTCTGCATGGTCTTGCAGTGCGTGCAGCACTCCGGTATGTTCACGCCGCTTTTCTCCTTTCGCCCTTCCTCATTGCCCGAATTTTACAGCGGGCCCTCCTGCGCTCCCGGTGCTCACATATCCAGGCCACAAGGGCCATCAGTGCAAATGCCGCAGAGAATATGTACAAGGTGATTAGAAAGTTCATCGCTTGTCCTCTCCTTGATTGAACATTGGGCCTCTGCCGAACATCCCTAAAATTTGCTCATCGGAGAATTTTAGAGCCTCAATGATATGCCGTAAGTCAGCTGTTTTTATGTTGGCTGGATTTGAAAGGTGTTTACTTACAGTTTCTTCTTTAACTCCAAATATGGGGCACAAATCAGCTTTGCGACGGTAGCCGTATAATTCCCGGTTTCCATTAACAGCAGCCCGAAAAATACTGTTGGCAAGCTCGTACTTGCTTTGACGTAGCTTAGGCATTACAATCGCCTCCTCTCAAACAATCATTTTGAAATAAAACGCAATCATGGCGGCAACAAGCGCCAGCAGTAATATGCGGAAGCCCCATTCAAAGACAGCTTCGATGTGTTGTTTCATTGTTTTCCCCCTCACCTTTTGTTACGAACCAATTTAGCTACCGGGATTTCATCGTCCCAATCTAAGCTGCGGACCTTCCAACGGCCTGTCGCCAGCAGCCGGTTGATTTCCTCCAGCCCGACGGCCTCGCGAAGCTCATATATGCTTTCTTCCATGATTTCACACCCTTTCTATCTTCTCATTTAGAAAGCTGTCAATAAGAGACCTCAAATCAATAAGATATTCTTTGTAATCCCATCCTTCAATCAAACAAACGGATATATCCGCACGTATATCTTGAAGAATTTTGAGCTTTAGCTCATGCCGCGCCAACTCATTGAGAGCCTTCGAGATTTCATCCGATTGATTAAATGTATAACTCGGCAACGCTGACACCTCTAAGCCGGCTTTTCTCAATATAAGCCACTAGATTTTCGCGGGATATTGCCGTGATGGAATGAAGCAAGTATGTTACATATCGTTGAGCCTGAATTTTTGTTACTTCATGCCAATCGGAAAAATTGCTTTTAATTTCGATTCTTTCTTTCACGTTCTGGCCTCCTTCCTTTTGTTGAAAACTCGGTTGATAATTGTGAATAACCTTGTCCCTCTTTTCCCTGGGCTGTATAATAGGAGCGGGGAAGGGAGGTGGTTTTTTGAAAGCTTGTAAAATAGCGGACAAAATTATTTGTTCCATGTGTCGAGATTTTATTGAGTAAGGGAACCAATTTTCGTGTGCGAGCAAACTGGTTACGCTGTTTCCGAAAGAACCGCCACATTTAGTACATGCCGCTATTCGTATGCTTGATTCCGATGGATTGTTGTCGGTACACTATAGCAACAATGAGCCCTGCGAAATTGCCTTGAAGATTCAATCTATACAAGAATGCGATGAAAACACAATGCTAAAAAAGGGCTATAGATTCGTCAAGGAAATTCGTGATTGGTTCTAAGTAGTCGTGATCCAATCGTCCGCAATTAAATCCTCTGCCTGGGGCTGCCACCCTCGGCAGGGGGCATTGCTTGCCACGCTCTCAATTGTGCAGCAATCCGGCGTATCTGTAGGTAAAATTTTAACCGCAGCATTACACCATACACTTGTTGGATAATTCCAAGACTGCCGTGTTATATACGGCTTGTTTATAGTTCGCGCCTTAACCGCGTCGCAGATATTCATACTTTCTCCTTCCTAAAAATTTCTCTGCCCTTCACATAGCGAGTGGGGGCGTGTCTGCTTGTTCTTCCTCCTGGGCCACGTTATAATAAGGTGGAAAGGAGGCGACCCCTAGTGTCGATTATTATGCAATATTTGGTCTTGCGTGCAATACTCTTAAAAACTCACCAAGAAATTTCATCACCAAGCGCTTTTGCTGTCTCGTATAATTGTCTTCATGCTTTACCGCTGGTATGGCGTATCCCATTCCTATCCCAATGGGCGAATCGTTTACAATGGAAGACTTGTTGTGTCTTGTTCAACATGGGATTAGTGCAAATGAAACAAGTCACTGAATGGAAAATCGCAGTTTCAAAAGAAGGCGTAATATACCTTGCAGAATTAAAAATGCAGTTCATAAAGTCTATATGTTCTGTATTGCTCGCTGCTGCAAGCGCTGTATTCGGATTCATGCTTGGGTTAGCACAATAGATTTGCAAACAGGAATCCTACTATAAAGCAAAGAACAAGAACTACGATCCAAATAACATTGATTTTTGTCCGTAATGCAGATTCAGTAGTTGCAATATAATACCGTATCCAGTCTATTTGCCCTGTCACTTTTTCCACAAACGGAGGCAGTTGAGGGCTTTCTTCATTCATATCGATTTTAGGGATATTGATGTCTTTTTTCATTTTCTCACCCCATTCCTTCTATGGCCCGTACGGGAAAATTTCTTAAGATTTCTAAAGTTAATGAGTAAAAAAATATTCTGTAAGCCTTTCGTTAGAAATATGAAGTAGCTCACAAATTTTAAGCATTTCATCCTGTTTAAAATTTCGCTTATTATTCAAGCTTAGATTTAAGGTTGTTTCGCTAACCCCAATGCCTTTTGAAAGCGATTCCTGCGTATATCCGTATTCTTTCATTCGGCCAGACAGTTTACTATAATTGTATTGAATCATGTGCTCTCCTCCTTTCTTTTGTTGTTCTGAAGACATTGTAACACTTTCGTTTTCTAAAGTCAATAGGTTTATAAAGTTTTTCTTGAAATTTCTAAAGATTCATGGTATAGTGCTTTTTAGAAGGGAAGTGAGTCTCATGGCAACTTTCAAAGATAGATTAGAAGAAGCCTTAAGTATAAGAAACATGAAGCCGGCTGATTTAGCTAAAATATCGGGAATCAGTGAAGGTGCTATCAGTCAATATAGAAATGGAGGGTACAAGGCTACCCAAAGAAATTTAGAAAAATTATCAAAGGCATTGGGGGTCGCCATTCCTTGGCTAATGGGGTACAATGTGCCGATAGAGCGCGATGGTCGCGCTAATATAATTCCCATAGGCTTCCAGCAATTACCTGAGATGTCCAGTGTTCCGCTGGTAGGCCAGATAGCTTGTGGAGATCCTATTCTAGCCGAAGAGAATATAGAAGAAAGCGTAAGTTTACCCAGTGTGTGGCATGCAAACTTTGCCCTTATATGCAAAGGAGACAGTATGGCCCCCACTGTGCTTGATGGGGATTTAGTAGCCATAAGGATTCAGCCAGAAGTGGAAAACGGGGAGATTGCCGCTGTGCGCATTGGCAACGAGGCCACATTGAAGCGGGTATACTTGCATGCAGATTATATAGAGCTTCGTCCTGAAAATCCGGCCTTTGAAAGTATCATCCGCCGCAGGGGAGAAATGAACGACATACAAATAGAAGGTAAGGCAGTTGGCTTTTGTAGAGGACTGTAAGATGTAACTTATCACCTTTGACCCCAGCATTCTCGCATGCTGCGGAATTGTATTTTTGAGATAAAAAGTCGAAAATTTCGACTGAATTTGCAATGTGAGGTGATTATATGAACGAAAAGCAGTTTGAATTTTTACTATACCAATCAGCGGAAGAAGATATTTCAGTCAACGCGTTGATTAAAGACGATACGATATGGCTAACCCAGAAAGCTATGGCTGAGTTGTTTGATTGCAGTGCAGATAATATTTCCTTACATTTGAAAAACATTTTTGCAGACGGAGAATTAGATAAAGATTCAGTTACCGAGAAAATCTCGGCAACTGCCTCTGATGGAAAAAACTATCGCACTCAGTTTTATAATCTGGATGCTATCATCTCAGTAGGGTATCGAGTAAATTCCCGACGGGCTACAAACTTCCGTATCTGGGCAACAGGAATTTTGAAGGAGTACATGATTAAAGGCTTCGCCTTGGATGATATGCGTCTCAAGCAGGGGAAAGATGCGTTCGGAAAAGATTATTTCCGTGAATTATTGGAACGAGTTCGTTCCATTCGCGCCAGTGAACGTCGGATTTGGCAGCAAATAACCGATATATTCGCAGAGTGTAGTATCGACTATGACAAGAACGCCCAAATTACACATGAATTTTACGCTATGGTACAAAATAAATTTCACTATGCAATTACAGGTCGGACAGCGGCTGAAATCGTATTTACTTCTGCTGACAGGTCTAAGGAACATATGGGTTTAACGACTTGGAAAAATTCACCCGATGGCCGAATATTAAAATCGGATGTAAACGTTGCAAAAAATTATCTAAGCCAAAAACAAATCGCTCAGTTGGAGCGAACTGTATCCGGATATTTTGACTATATTGAAGATTTGATTGAAAGAGAAAATACGTTTACAATGGAAGAATTTTCCGAAAGCATTAATGAATTTCTTTCTTTCCGTAGATATGATATTTTGAAGGGCAAAGGGAAAATCTCAAATGCAGCGGCTACTAAAAAAGCACATGCAGAATATAAAGAATTTAATAAGACACAGAAAATCGTTTCTGACTTTGATCGTGAAATTAAACAGCTAAAAGCAAAAAATACATAAAAACCCCCCCCCCCCCCCCGTGGGGGCAGGGGCGGGGGGGGGGGAGGGGGGGGGATACA